ACTTTATAGCCGTGGCAGCCACCATAAATGCAACTGTAAAAGACGCTAACGCTAACAGCTATGTCACGCTTACAGAAGCCAACACTTACTTCGAGACAGTTCCAGACTCCTCAACCTGGACAGATAAAACAGACGATCAAAAGAATAGAGCACTAATATCCGCTACTAGATGGATCGACAGTTTCGTATTCTACGGAGATAGATGCGATGACGGTCAAGCACTAAAGTTTCCGAGAAATAATTATCAAGTAGATGGTGTAGAACTAGCTTGCAGCACAATTCCAAACAATATCAAATATGCGCAGTACGAATTAGCCAGGGCTTTAGCAAATGATACTGGTGCTATCACAGGTACTACTGGAACAGATGGCAACTTTTCTGAAGTAAAGCTAGGAGATATTGAAGTTAAATACAATACTGATAGCCAGGGAACAGGATCAATAAATAATATTTTAGATGTTTACCCTTGGCTACAAAGTTATCTAGGTGCATATATACTTGGAGGAGCAGGGTCTTTCCAAATGAGGGTAGTTAGAGGCTAATGGCAGGACAGTTAGATGCAGCATTTAAAAAGATCGCAAAACAAGTGGTGTCTCAACTTGGGATCTCATTAGACACCTCCATTGTTTACACCCGTAAAGGTGTATCTAGCTATAATCCTGCCAAAGGAGAGTACATAACTGTAGATACTACATATACAATTAAAGTACCTATCGAGTTTGTGCAATCTACTGAAGAATCTGGGTTTCAGGAGAACATTGCAAGACTCTACATTACACCAGACTTGATAGGTGACAATCAACCTCTGCTTCAAGATGAAATAACTCTCACATTCTCTGGATCGACAAGAGGAGCTAAAATAACAGATATACGCACATTAAAAGGAGGACAGGAATACCTGTTCCGTATTGATGTAATTTTCTAATGAGCTTAGTAAACACACGAGCAGCTTTTGAAACTGCAATACAAAACAAGGTTCAAGAAGTTGATCCTACAGTTATTGTAGTATTTGATAACACACCTTTTAATCAGCCAGGATTAAGAAAAAAGTATGTAATGGTTAGCTTAGACTTTACACAATCAACTAATCAAACTCAGGGAGCAGCACAAGATTATTATGCTGGAACAATTACTTGTGGTGTTATGACCCCAAAGAACAAAGGAACAGCAGCAGCAGCCGAAATAGCGGAGTCAATTATAGATGGATTGACCTCAGTAAACTCTTCAACATATACCGACACTTTCTCAGTATCTCCCCGTGTGTCTCAAATAGCAGGACCAACTTCAGTAACTACCGAAAGAGAAAGTCATTTTCTATCTGTAGTAAGTTGCAGTTTTAGTGCCAATGCCTAACAAAGATATTAAATTTCTAACAAACGATCTTGAAGAGGATCTTATAAAACTCAAGGGTAAGGTAGCTGCCATAATGGTACAGGATCTCCAGGAATCTGGACCGTGGTGGACAGGACACTTTGCTACAAGTTGGAAGATAAGTGAGACTCCAGTAGAACCTACTAAGAAAAGCACTGCTAGATCAAAAGAGAGATCAGCCTATGATGTTCCTTTAGGTTGGATAACAGATGAAGAGGGTTCTGAAGAAGGTGGCAGTATCATAAATCAAATAAGAACAAATAGATTCTTACCAAAAAGAAAACGACCTAAAAAAGTTCCTCTTGACAAAGAACTCTATATTGGTAACGAAGCTGAGTATGCTGGTTTTGCTGTAAATAATCCAGGAGCTACTGCGCCTGTTGGAGATCCTGATGGTGTAACCTACGAACAGCATGAGAGGAATGTTGAGGGCAGAATAACACCACCTAGTAAGAATCCAGATTGGTATAAAGTTTATATGCAAACTGCGCAGTACGAATCTGCCATAGCTCTAGGATTATCAGAAACATTTAAGGCTAAAAATGTAAGTTTCGATTAATAAGCTATACTACAGGAATAGATACATATTTTTATGCCAACAGTAAGAGCAATCGACAAACTAAAGAAAGCCTTTAGTGTAGAAGAACGCAGTAGCTACTCCATTTTAAAAGGAGAAGAACTGATACTAAAGATATTCTGGTCGCCTCTAACTATAGCTGATAGAGACACAATAAACACTACACTATTAGCTATGAACAAAGGTCAAGAAGAAGGTAGTCTTGATTTTGCCCTACAAGTAATTGTTACAAAAGCTGAAGATGAATCAGGAGCAAAGTTATTTACAACAGCAGATTTACCTTCTTTACGAAGAGAAATACCACTAGCAGTTCTGTTAGACATTATGACTAAGATGCAAAGCATGGGCGAGGAGGAAAGCCCCGATGCCGTAAAAAGCTAAATTAGAAAAAGATAATTTCATATATTTACAATTTTTTATTGCGGAGAAACTAGGCTATACACATCGAGAAGTAAGAGAAAATATGTCTATCCAAGAACTGTACGCATGGAACGCATACTTTCAAATAAAATCTGAACGGGAAGAACAAGCCTACGAAAAAGCAAAAAGACAAGCCCAGACACGCAAAGTACGCTAAACTTGTTCTATCTAGTAATTTTTGTGTAAGTGGCAGCATCAAATTACAGCGTAAATATAAAATTAAATACTAAACCAGCTAGAGTTCAACTAGAAGCACTAGAAAAGCGTGTAAATAAACTTAGAACAAATTTAAATAAACCTCTAAGAATAGAAAGTAAGGCTGTTACACTCCAGAAACAACAGCTTCAGTTGCAGGATAGAAAGTTTGCAACTATGAAAGTAACCGCAAGGTTAGGTAATCAAGTAAGAAGATTTGAAGAACAAGGACTTAAAGTAGATAAATTAAGATTAGAAATTAAAAATGCTTCTAGACATTTAGATAAAGGAAGAATTGAAACTGCTAGATCGGCTAACAAGTTTGTTGCTGATGAATTAAAAGCAATAGAAAAACAACTACAGGCAAACCTAAAAAATGCTGGTGTAGATCGAGACAGAGTAAGAACTCTCGGACAACTTATTGCACTAAAACGAACAGAAGCATCTTTAAATAGAACGGCTGGAAACACTGCTGCGTTTATGGATAAGCGTAGAGGAATCGGACCAAATAATTTACTTGGGCTTCCAAGCACCGAAATGCTGAAGCCTGATAAACGAGGCATAAAAATATTAGATTTAGGAACTCAGGGTAGACAACAGACAACTGTTCCGTTTGGACCACAAATTGCTACTGCTAAACAGTTACAGCAGTTTGGCACAGGACCAGTAGGCATGGATATAAACAGTAGGTTTGCGCAACAGAGAAAACGTCTGAAGTTTGGACATGATTTAAATATGCTCGAACTTAAAGGAGTAGATACTGCAAAACTAAGAGTAAAGATGGGCCAACTTGTAGATGCCCAAAACAGAAAAGAGTTTGGATCTATTCAACGCATAAATAATGAACTTGCTACAGGAATAACTAAACTCAAGAACCGACTAAAAATTACTACTGAAATAGCTAAAAAACAACAGCAAATAGCTAGAGGAAAGTTTGCTAGAGGAGATAATTTCGGACAACCAGGAGGTAGTATAGGACCTGCTTTACCGCCTTCAATGCAAGGAGGTAGATTCGGTTTTCAGAGTGCGCTTATCAGTGGTGCATTTCCACTATTGTTTGGGCAAGGTCCTTTAGTAGGTGCAGCAGGATTCTTAGGAGGTGGATTCGGTGAAAAATTTGGTGGTCAAATGGGTGGATTCGCTGGAGGTCTTGTCGCTACCGCAGCAGCCACAGCAGTCCAACAATTTGCAACAGAAACATCAAAATTAGGACAAGCACTTAATGATGCTACTAAAGATATAGAAGCAGTATCAGCAGCATTAGGAATTACTGGAACAGAGTTTGAAAAGAACTTAAAAACTTTAGAAAAATTAGGTGGCGAAGAAGAAGCGTTTGCAGCAGCCAGAGAAAGAATGATTAATATAGTAGGCCAAGAGGGAGTAACCGCTTTACAACAGTTTGGTAAAGGAGCTACAGAGCTTGCAAATGAATTTACGATAGCAATGACTCAGATGAAAGCGGGCTTTGCATCTTTCTTAAAGACAAGTGGCTTAGGTGCAGGGTTACTTAGAACAGTAAGTAACGCTAATTTAATGAGACAAGCTGAAGTATCAGATGATTTAGAGACTCAAAAATTACTTAAGGCACGGGATCTTCTGATGAAGGCTCCTTTCTTTAGAAGCGAAGAAGAAAAAGCGTTATTAGCAGAGTTTCCAGGAATAACCAGTGCTAATCAAGCTAGAGATGCTATTTTTGAAAGACAAAAGACAGTTAATAAAAATCAGGAACAGGCTGCTGTTGAAAAACTACTGGCAGATATACAGAAACAAAGAGTAAAAAATATATCTAATGAAATAGTACTATTAGAAAAATCTATGGGGCTGTCTACAGATGAACTTGAAATAGAAAAACAAATAATGCAAATGAAACAAGATGGAGAGATAAAAGACGAAAATGAAATTCGTAACAAACTTAAGCATCTACAAAATTTACAAAAAGAAAGACAGTTGGCTGAAGAAACAGCAGCAGCATTTGAAAGAATGTCTCAAACAATAGCAACTGACATATCCGATGGCATAAAGGGTATGATTCGTGGCACTTCCACACTCAATGATGTATTAAGCAGCGTACTGAACAAACTAATAGATGCAGCATTTAACATGGCTTTCTTTGGAAATATGCAGGGAAGTTTAGGCGGTGGTGGTGGATTATTTGGGTTAATTGGCGGTCTATTTCGTGGTGGTGGAGGCGGAGGTGGAACAACTGATGTTTTTGCAGGTTTCAATCGAGGACCTGCTAGTGGAGTCACCATGGATAGTTTTGCAAATGGAGGTAGACCAAGAGTAGGTAGAACTTCAATAGTCGGAGAAAGAGGACCAGAACTTTTTGTTCCTGGAACTGCTGGCAGTATTATTCCTAATCATGCACTCGGTGGCTCTACTAACGTAGTAGTAAATGTTGATGCTTCTGGATCTAATGTTGAAGGAGATGAACAGCAGAGTAGAGAACTTGGTCGTCTTATCTCAGTTGCAGTACAATCTGAAATATTACAACAGAAAAGACCAGGAGGATTACTTGCATAATGGCTACGTT